GTTCCTCTTTCAAGAATTCCCTGTCCGGGGTTTAGACTAACTCCTGCTGTTATAATCGGGAATGCAGAATCGTATATCAGATCATCTGTATGAAATTTTCCAACCATTCTGTCTGCTCTTTCCAATCTCCATTACCTCCTAGTAAAATAATTGGCAAGCTCTGATGCTTCCTTATCGATCTCTGCCTCAGGCTTGATGTTCATCTCATCGGGTGCCATTGCAGTGCCGACTTCTCCTACACCTGAAGCTGTAAGCTCATCGGTTCTTGCCTGTATGTGTGTGTTCAGCATCAAGGCTGCCTTTGCAGCTGCATTAAATAAAAGCTCCTGAGCGCTGATTTTCTTTTCTCCGAATTTTGCATCTGCGATCAGCGCGTCATCGCATACTGTGGCCTGTATTCTTTCGATGTCGGCCAAACGTGCATTTTCCTGTGATATTCCCGCTTCCATGCCTCTGTTGTATGCTTCTTTTTCGATGCTGTCCACAAGGTTTGGATATTCACTTCTCAATTCATCTGCCGTAGTCAATTTTCTGTCGCCTCCGTTGAGTTTTGTATGTGAAATTGTGTTTGTGACTCTGCTTTTAAGTGATGATATGCCGGCCGGTATGGGTCTTTTGCGGATCATCTGGTATGATCCGTTTACTACAATTGCTTTTCCGTCATCTGTTAAGGCAATGTATGCCGGATTGTCTTCGATAAGTTCATCGATATAGCCCTTTTCGACCGCCTCGCGTCCTGTCATCCAGGTTGTTGCTTTAACGTCTGCTTCGACTTCATCCCATGTCATGCTGCTCTTTGATGTATAAATCTCGGTCAATGACTTGATCCCCGTTTCAAGCATGTTTTTTGTCTTTTCAACATCTGATATGTTGTAATAACCGCATAAAAATGCTGACGGATCATGGATCATAACCTGGTCGCTTGGGTGTACCTTTGTATGATCGGCACATAAGGCTATTGCAGTTGCTGCTGATGCGATGATCCCTTCGACTATGACTGTTGTTTCGGCTTTTAAATCTTTGATCTTGGCGCCTATGGCAAGCCCGGCGAACAAGTCGCCTCCCAATGAGCAGATTTTAAAGGTCACTTTGCTTACATCGCCGATCGATTCGAGGTCTTCTGCAAACTCTGATAAACAGATGTAGTCGCCCGGCAGTGGTTCGCCCGTCCACCAATCTGTCGGCCTTTCGCTCACGACGTCTCCGTAAAGCCTCATTTCTGCCTGATCATCGGTTATCACCACTTTATTGTTCAGTTTTGGTTTTTGATCTTGCATCTTCTTCTCCCCCTTTCTCATCATCCTGTTCTTCCTCTTCATTTTCCGGTTTAAAATCCGACTGTATTTGTTTGTCCTCTTTTCTTATGCTTCTTAAAAGTGCCTCTTCTCTGGCCAGCTGTTCCATGTTGGCAGTCCAGGATCCTCCGTTAAGTCTGATCGTCGCCTGCTCTCTTGTCGTAATTCCTTCGTTTATCGCTGCAAGTTCTGAGTTTATCTCTTTGACAGGATCTATCTGGCCCTGACTTGGTCCTACCCATGATGCGCCAAGCCAGGCGGCACGCCTGAGAGGATCTGTAAAAAATCCCGGAGCTTTAATACGCCCCAGGGCTACAGCTTCTGACAGCCATACGGCATAGATCGGATTGCAGAATGTATTGGCAAACCATTTGCGTCTTGTCGCAAACATCTTTCCGGCTTCAAGAAGCGCGGCACGCGAGGCTGAATATGAAGCGTTAAAGCGTTTTAAAAGCAGTTCGCAGGGAAGTCCAAGTGCTGCTCCTATCTCTTCGCACACGGTTCCCACGAAATCCGTATAACGTCCTGACGGCCTTGTGGGGTCTGCGAACCTGACATCCTGACCGGGCTTCAATTCGATGATGCTTCCGGGCCCCATCTCATAATCGCTGCTTGCATAACTTGCTTCATCTTCCTCATCCGGTACGGCTTCTGATAATGAAAAATCTCCGGCCACGCTCGGATTTGTTATGAACGATGTGAAGAAGCTTTGTATAACCGCCGCGGTAACCTCGGCGTCTGAATAACGTTTTAACTGCAGCACCTGCTCTATAATTGGGGCAAGATACGGCACTCCCCGGTATTGTCCTGCACGTTCGCAGCCCATGACGTGGACTACGTTCGGAAGTTCTGTAAATCTGCCGTAGGCTTCAACCCTGGTCCACTTCGGAAGTTCTGTGTTATATGATGATGGATACTGATCGCATATGTGATATGCCACGATATCTCCTGTATCAGCGACTTCTACTCCGTCGTAAATCCAGTTGCCTGATGATTCGCATTTGCCGACTGTGGCGTAAGGATATCCGTATATTTCTGCAGTTGTCGGCGTACATATACGGTCTGCCTCTATAAGTCTGATACGTGTGCCGTAAGGGCGAATATGGGTTGATGGTCTTTGTGCGAACAATCCGAATACATCCCCGGAGTCAAGCTGACATGCAAGGGCCAGAGCCTGTAGTGCATAAAAATTGTTAACCCCTGTGGCATCACAAGATCTTGCATCTTGCGCCCAGAGGTTAAATTCTTCTTCAGTGTGCTGTTCCCACGCGTCAGCCTCGGCAGATGACAGGCCGAGCCGTTTGCGGTTTATATTGCAATCGAGCTTTAAACCCACGCCTATGATGTTTAATTTATTTGTATCGATTGCAGATGCTGCAATTGGCGATGACATCCTGAGAGTTCTTGCCCTCTGTCTTAATGTCTGATTATGACAGTCAATGTCTTCACGAGGACTATATGAGGTTGCTTTATAGCCTTTTAATGCCCTCTTGGTGAGGCTTGCGCCTGCATCTCCGTAACCGGAAGCAGCCACTTTTATCTTTTGATCCGCCATGTGTTTTCACCCCCCTTCCGGCACTACCAGTCGCGTGTGACGACTCCCACCACTCTTATGTTTTTGTTTCCTGATAATGCTGCAGTAAGGTCTTTTATATCATCTTCAAGTTCTTTTATGGCTTTTCGTATCTCTGCGAGATCAGTGTCGTATCTGGTCGCGTTTTTGGTTCCTGTGCCGTAGCTTTTCACGCCCTCTTCGCTTAACATCACGGCTTCTCTGGCCAGATATCTCTCAAGTCTGGTTTTTTTCAATTCAAGCTCTTCTTTTATCTCTTTTCTCATCATTTACACCTGCCAGTCATCGCCGTATAAATCTTTTCTGTGTCTTGATCGCGGTTTTGGAGTTTTTGCCGTCGGCTTTGCTTCGGGTTTTGCAGCTGCTGTAATAACTGGATCGTTTAAATCCACACCTATCAGACTCAATGCTGCCTGGGCATAATTGCGGCAGTCCAAAGGTTCGTTACGGCTTCCTGCAACTATCTTGGTCCATACTACCTTCTCCCTGCCGCGTTCTCTCTTTTTAACCGGTCTTTCAGATAATAATCCTTCAAAGTACTGGCGCCCGTAGCCCCGGTCTTCATTCAGCGGGAAGTGACAGTACTTCGGCCCCGGGGTCTGCACTTTCAAAGCGCTCATGATCCTCTGTTTGCCAACGTCGACATGTACTATATGCAGCCAGCACTTGGCGTTTCTGCCTGTTTTCGGATTGATGAAGTTTTGGTATTTGCCTTTATCGACATATACACCATCGCCCCACATGCCCTTGAGTGCTCTTACACGTTTATATACACGCTGTGCACACTGCAGGTATACGGCAGTCGTATGTGCTCCCGAGTCCACGCCCATTGCGCTCAGATGTATGACTCTTCCGTCAGCATATGTGTAATCGCGTATAAGGACCTGTTCTTCAAGGTCCATCCATACCTGATCATCTTCAGGATCTCCCCACAGGACACCTGCTTTGATTCCCCAGGACTCGTAATTCCTGCCATATCCCACAATTTCGTATTCCAGACGATCGTTCTGTACGTCGACACCACAGGTTAACACCTTTACTCCGTCAGGTATTTCAGCAAAGTACATCTCGCGGCGTTCTAAAAGTTCATCCGGTGCATCCATATCTCCGCGGTCTTCCCACAGCTCTCCGAGTTTTGTGTTTACAAATACCTGGTATCTTTCGGGATCGTTTTTGAGTCTAAGAAATTCGGCGACAAGATCTGTCCATCGCTGCCACGGACTTGCAAGGCCACGCACCCAAAAGGATCTGTGTTTATCAAGAGTCAATGCCTCCGGATTAGATGCTATCCATTTTGCAGGCTGTCTTTTTATCTCGTCTTCTGTTACCATAATGCCGCATTCATGGCACACCCAGTGCAGTGATAAAATCCTGTAATGTTTTTGACGTCCTGCCTGTCGTTCTTCGTATTCGAATTTTATGTTTGAAAAAGTAATAGGTGCCCATGCCCCGCAGCCAGGACACATATGGCACCATAATTCCTGAGTTCCTTCTAAAAATGCGGTCTCAATCGCACTGTCTCCTTTTACGGATGGAGAGGAAACTCTTATCATTTTTCTGTTGAAAAAGGTGATGGTTCGTGCTTTTGCAAGTCCGTAAGGATCGCCCTCGCGCCCTGCCGATGATTTGAATCGGTCTATCTCGTCTGCCAGTACAACTCTGATAGGAGTTGATGACAAACCGGATACGCTGTTTGCACCTACCAGTGTAACCGAACCGCCAGGGTAGATCTTATGGGCGATGGTATCTCTTCCGCCTTTGTTATCAAGCACTTTTGCTGCAAGTTTTCTGCTGCAGCTTATCATGGGATTTATTCGATTTACTGCAAATTTTCGGGCATCTTCAACTGTTGGCTGGATATATAAAGCAGGGCATGGTTCTTCATCGATCATATATCCCAGTATGTTGAGTTCGAACTCTGACTTCCCCATCTGGGAACCTGCCATGACTGTGATCTGCTCTACTGCGGGATCTGTAAATGCGTTAAGGGGTTCTTCAAGATACGGAGTCCTTGAGCATCTCCATCGACCTGCTTCGGCAGTCAGTCCTTCAGGCAGATATCTGTATTTTTCTGCCCACGCTTTGACTCCCAGACCTTCAGGCGGCCTGAACGCTGATACAAGTCTTTTGAAAAACTTGCTCGTCTTGTCAAACTCGTTGATTTCATGAGGATGGTTCGGCATCATCCGACTCAACCTCTTGTCTTATCCGCAGTGCTTCCTCGCTTTTCAGCAGTGCTTCGTAGTCAGAA